TTCTATCTTCTTCGGTAATGAAGTAACTACCTACTGGATGTGCTTTTAATACTGCAACCTGACCTGCTTTTTCAATTAACTCTTTAATCGTTGCCATTTAGCTACCTGCTTCTGTTTCGGTTTCGGCACCAGTTTCTTCGCCTAAAGCAGATTCAAGACTTGCGTAAGCCTCGTCAATCTGAGTCTGGAAGTCGTTCTTAGTCAAGTAAGTAGAAGTTGCTTCTGTCTTCTTCACATAGTTAGCTTCAACATCCGCTTTAAAAGCCTCAAAAGCTGTTTTCAATGCTTGAAATTCGCTTTCATCAGCTTTCGTTTGAAGAACAACCTCATTAACCTCGTCAAACGCTTCTACAATCGCTTCACCGAGTTCGATGATGTCGTTATCAAGACTTTCGAGAATATCGACCCAAACGCCCTTTCTGCGCTGAAAAAGCCGTTGTAAGTCTGATCTGAAACAAAGCATTCCCTCTTTCAGATTTTCTTCGGGGAAAACAATTCCCGCACTGCACGTAATGCTTGCTTCGTCATTGTGCAAAATTAACGGCAACGAGTCTTTTAACGGTGTCGTTAATTGAATTTCTTTATAACCTTGTGCCGCCATTTAGTATCCTGCCGCAGTCCACGTAAACGTGCCTGTTGTTTTGTTTCCCTCAACGTCATAGAGCATCACGGTAAAGCCAGTTGTGCTGACATTACTTACAATCGGACGAATGGCTTCTAAGGCATTTCCGCCACGCATTGTTACCGTCACTTCAGGAGCAACGCTGAATTCTCTTGAGAAGTGAACGGTTGCGCCGTAATTCTTATCCGTAACGCTTGTAGAGCCTCGGTCATAAACGTCATCAACGTCAATAGCCACATCAATTTGCTCAACTAATGCTCGGTCAGCCGTTGTGGCTTCTAAAGCTAGTCTGAAGAGCGCTTTTTGATACTCGTAGTCACCAGTGATGAATTCTCTAAATGTCGTATATCCGACATGACGACCGCCGTTGCGCATGAATTTATCAAGACTTTCTTTCGTCCAAATCCCTTCTTGAAAGAACAAGTCGGAAATAACACCTCGGGCTACTTCCTTAATCGCATCATAGAAATTGAGTGTCTGTGACTTATAGACACCAATGTCTTTTTCGATCTTTGTCTCTGCAACCGTGTAGTTCTCTGAGTAATTTCTAATCCAAGCGATCTGTCGATCACATTGATCGAGCAGTTGCAATGCCTCAAAGACCATGTGCTCCGCATCTTTTGCCAAATGTTCAGCAAAAAAGATTTTATCTTCGACATTTTTATTGATGTCTTTCTCAGTTTTCGTCTCTTCAACGACAAAAAACTCCTCAAACTCTTTTACCAGAACTAAAAGAGTGTTCAGAGCGTCTTCAAACTCGATTGCTTCACGAAACGGAACATGAATTTGCGCTGATTTAACTTCTAAGAAAGTCAGCAGTTCTTTGAGATTGCTTTCAATGTCAAAACGAAACGTTTTGCTTACCGCAAGGGCTTCATCTATTGATGCAGTGTAGTTTGTGGGATGATGCCAGAGCCAGTCTCGCTGATCATCCCAAGTCCCTAAGCCCGAATTCTCGCTAATCCATGTTCTGTATCTTGTCGAAGCAGGAGATACAACAATGGTTGTCATTAGCTAGAAGGCTGAGACATTGTGAAAGTAAATGTCATCTTAAGAGTATCGTCATCACCCTTATTGATAACTGGGAACACAACTCGGTCAATCAAAATGCCGTCAGTTTCCGCATTCTGTACGCTTGCTTCGGTCAATGCGCCTGTGGCTTCGCCCTTATTGAAGGTCGTCTCAAAAGTAAACGTTTTTGTGCCAGCAGTATGAGCGTATGTGGCCGCTTTCGCCATTAACTGAGTTTGAAGAGCTGTCTGATCAACAGAAACGGCAGTAGTGCTTGTACCTACAGCGATGTAGCTCATAACAGCAGGACGGGCAGAAGCGTTACCAATAGCATCAGCAATGAAGTCAAAACCGACATCAAGAATGGCATTGTGCTTATGAACAACTTCGTAGGAACCGTCTGCTTTGTGAAGTTCGGCTGTGAGAGAGCCTACTAATTTGAAGGTGTCAGATTTAATCATTTTATTATTATTCTTTAACTCGAAAAGTCTAGCAAAATTTAACTAATTTGTCAATAGGTTAATTAAGAATTCCCCACTGACAATAGTTTTATTTGACCCTGCGGAAATGCGGGTGTCGTTTTAAATTCAACCTGCTTGCCAAGAATGCCGTAACCAAAGCCGCGAGTGACGTTTGTTTGATAGAAAGCAATGCAGAAGTAATCATCTGCAAGAAACTCAGTTTCAAAAGAGATGTCTTTACCGTCACTGCAAGCAAGATTTAATGTCTTTTCTTCCGTGTTGTAGTAAATCTTGTACCAGCCAGTGCCGTCTTGAGTCTGCATTATCAGAATCTCGGCACACTTATTCCGACCCTGATCTTTGGTCTTAAACCAAAAACTGAATTTAAAGTGCTCTGGCATATCAACTAACTGCCACTTAGCGCTTGTAATCAAGTTCATTGTCATTCCAAGAGCATATCGGGCGGGTTCATAGTGTGCTTGAGCTGATATTGCCTGTTTGCCCGAAAGTGTATCGGTTGTGTTTTCAAGAGAAATTCCTTCAATATCCGAAGAGCCTAACGGATACTCAAGGGCAATCTGCTTATAAGCAACGATACCGTCTTGGTCTCCTTCTAAGTTCCAAGCCCGTTCTGCGCCAGGAGCTTCAAAGTCGCACGTTAAATCTTCCCAAGTAGTTGTATCTTCGCCAGTGCAGGCAATCGTTGTGACAGAGGTTGAGAAAGAGTTATGCGCATAATGCTTCTTGAAAAGATCGACGGGGATGATGTATTCCGACCGCTTTCTATCATCGTCCATGACAAGATCGTCACCTCGATCAGACATATACACTCGGTGATTAGAGAAACCTAATCCACGTTCGTGCATTTCGATGATGATGTTCTTATCTTTGTCGTTGGTTACGCCAATTTCATACCAATCAGCAGACTCAGAATAAATTCCCGGCATACAAACTGCTTTAATCCAGAATTTTCTTCTTGTCTGTGCGCCAACCGGAATAGTCGCATGATTGAGTTTTGACTGACAAACAAGCGTAGAAGCCGTCCAGTTAATACCTTCTCGGATTTCATAGAAAGTAATATCGGTTTCGGGGTTGCTATCCCACTTCAGCTCAAGACGCTCATTAGAACGTACAACTTGGAAATTCTCAGGTGTAATCGGAGCATGAAGATCAAGTCGTGTCGTTGTGACGTGCTTAGAGAGACTGCCGTCGGAGTTAATCGCTCGAATATGGTAGTAATAAATGCCCGCTTTATCCTGATAATGAACAAACGAGTTACCCGCGAAGTTCGTAATAATCGCTTCGCCAGCATCCCAAGAATCACCGATTCTGATTTCATAACCGAGTGCACCTTCAACGGGTGTCCAGTCAAGCTGTAAGTAAGTCGAGCGCTTAGTAATTGTGAAGTCCTGAATATCGTCAGGAGACGGTAAAGAATCTTCAGCGTCGTAGTAAGTCTCAAGCTCAGTAGAAAGCGTACCAAGAACGCCTTTTGCGTAAATTTTGATGTGATAAAGGCCGTTCTGAGCGTTAGAGATCGTGTAGTACGGAGAGTTAACTTCTACCGTAGTCCATTCGTCTCCGTTACCGTCTTTGTCTTCGGTCCGATATTCGACAACCCAAGAAGCATTGTTCTTACCAGCCGTCCAAGAAAGCTCAAGATTACCTGTTCTAATACCTGTAGCAGACTTAGAAATGGAAACCGAGATGTTGAGGTTATTTGGCTTGCCAACATCATACGGGTCAATTTCAGAGGTATTGGGAAGCTGAATCTCCCAACCCTTCTCAATCAGATCGTACTTGCCTTTGTTGTAGCTAATACAATCAATGTTGAAGGTGCCCTTATCTTCGCCCTGAGCGATGTTTACGACACGTGCAATCTGAGGTACGAGATTTTCTTCTTCGATAATCCAAATTGCATAGTCAACGGGAAGTTCGGGCAGAGGTTCGTCCCAAAAGACTTCAGCTCTTGGCTCGTCATCGGAGATTTTCAGTGTTCTCGTGACGAATGTATTGTCAGGCATCCGAATTGAAATCTTCGGATTAGCTTCACTCTTTAACTGCGTTACTGCATCAAGAACGGCTGAAGTAGTTGTGCAAGACTTTAAGCGTCCGCCAAGTCTTCTGCCAGCATGATACGGGTCGTGAATCTTAATAATGTCGCCTGGAAGCACTAAAGCGGCATCCAAACCGACAGTAAACGAGATCATGTCGGATTCATACTGCTCAGTGTAGAGAATCCACTTGCCAGCACGAATTGCTTGAGCACGGGAGGTACAGCCGAAAAGCGTTAACTCAGACTGTCTAACGCCCCATTTTTCAATCAATTCACGATCTTCAACATACTCTACAACCTGCTTGTAGTTCTGATCGGGGTCGTTCCAAGTGATTAAAGCAACAGAATGATGCTCGTTTCTGGAAGAACCAGCGTAACGAAACTCTCCGTTAACAACATTGGCTTGAGTGAAAAGAACCGACGGCTCAGTGGGTTTGTCGCACGTGAAGTTTGCCTGACCCATCGCCCAATAGGTCATACCTCTGAAGACAGAAGTAATGGAGTTGATTAACTCATAGGCTTCAGAACGCTCAGTAACCTGAGTGTTAATTGAGAATCGTTTTTCTTTCTTACCTAAGCCGTCATCAACTAATTCATCACAATAACGGCCGATCTCATAGAGCTTTGCTTTGTTGATCTGCTCGGGCTTAATGAATTCGCCTAAACCCCAACGAGTATTAGTCAGCAGGCCATAGAGAATCCAAGCGGGATTGTCGGTAACCTCCATCTTGAAGGTGCCGTCCCAAATTCCGTTATAAGTGTTGGTCTTCTTGTCATAGTTGCTCGGAACCTGAAGAATCAAGCCGTCAACAATGTAAGAACGTGTCGGAATAGAAGAAAGATTCTCAGCCGTCGCAGAGATACCAATGATGGCCGAGTTCGGATAATTGAGCTTTGTTTCTGAAATCAGAAACATCGTTGTAAAACTCAACGCCGCCACATAGTCATCATCCGCTTCGGGAGATAACTTAGTCAGTCTGATTAACCAACGTTCGGGCGCTTTGCCCTTAGAATCCCGCTGAGGAAGGTTAAACGTGTAGCTTCTTTGATACTGAGAAGAAGTTTTGCCTTCAACTTTTTGCGTGCCGTAATCAACGAAGTCATCGTTATTGATGGCAATTTCAAATTTAAACTCAATCGAGGTTTTCTTTAGACCGTTATCAACTCGATAAAGATAAGGAATGGAGACAGCGCAACGAACTTTGTCTGCAATTGTCTCAGTAATCGAACGAACAACAGGAAAACCGTTTTTGACTTCTGCGCCTACTTCAATGGGGATAACGGTGTTCTCATATCCCTGCATCATGTCCTGATAGGGCGTGCCTCTAGCTTCTTTTACGTAAACATTGTCATAGTTAAAAGAGCCTGTTTGGTTTTGAAGAGGAACGTCATCAAAATAAATTGATTTTGCACCGTCAACAAGACCCCCGATCTGACCTTCGGAGATTAAGTCCAAGACTTGAAGAGAGGCAATCGAGAAAAGAGTGTTTTTGTCGTTAGACTGTTTGCTACCTTTACTACCACCACCAGCACCAGCTACATAATTTTTCATTGAACGCCTTTTCTGTCTTTAACCACTTCAACAATTCCAGGCTTGCCTGTCGGAGTAACGCTTTGATCTGAAACGTTAATAGAAGAGCTGATAACGGCTGAACCGACCTTGCAACGACCGAAAATCAGAGGAACAGGAACGCCCTGTCGGGTTGTGTTCTGAGCGCCGTTGAAGTAGTAAGAGGTTTGATCATCGTCGCTTTTATTGCTCTTCGTTCGTCCCATAATTGCCGTAACAATGGCGCTTAATAACATACCGCCACCAGCGACAAGCAAACTTGTACCCATGCTCATCATCCAACCGCCAGCAGGTGGAGCAAAGTAACAAAGCACTGCTCCGACAACAATCATTGCGGCGGCCGCAACGTATTGAAAAGCCTTGCCTGCGCCCTCTACCCAAGGAACAAAATGAATTTCCTGCACCTCTTTGTGCATGAGCATTGTTTGTTCATTTAGCGCTTCGATTCTTCCGTTCGCATATTTGCAGATAATCATGCACTTCTCATAGCGTTTGAGATTATCTCGAATCCACTGACCAAACCTCGGAAGATTTGCTTGTATGAGTTGAAGGGCTTCTATTGGCGTATGAATGTCAAGCATCCACTCTCTGCCAAAGTTTCTACCCATTGCTCCCTCAAGATAGATTTTCGTTAACATCTTTGTGTCTCCAATGAGAAAGCGTATGCATCTGCCAATAAGACCCGCCATAAATATCTGTGTTGGAAAGACGACTGTTGATGTGGTGGAGAATCTTGTCGTCTCCAACATAGATAGCAACGTGATCAGCGCCGTTTGTACCCATCTGAATCAAGAAGATGTCGCCTTTCTTCGGCGTACCGTTAATTTTCTGGAAACCAATTTCAGAGGCTTTGCGCTCGAAGTAGCCCTCTTCATTCATCCAAGGGTCTTCGTCCCGTTCCCATTCACCTAAGTCGATGTCGTATTCTTGCTTATAGTAGTCTCTGAGGAGGGTATAGCAGTCAAACGTGCCATAGCAGTAATTTCTTCCGACCAAAGGCTGTATAAAACCAGTAGGTACAAGAACTTCAATGTTCTCGCCAAAATAAATTTCGCCCTTTTCATTCTTATGCACCTCTCCGATAAACCAAGTCATCTCGGTGTTTTCGCATCCTTGTTTGTCTGCGTCGCTCGGTTTTGCGTCGGTATTGCAGTGCGTATGCCATGCTCCGATGATTTCTCCTTTGCAGAGCACTTCAGCGTATTCAGAGGCAGAAATTAAGAAGTTATGCTCAGGTTCACTTGAGATATTTTTGCATTCAACTGGAACGCCTTTCTTACCTCTTTTGTAGATCAAACCGCAAGATTCTTTGGGAAAGTTTCTAATTCCCGCTTCTTTCATCAAATTAAAAAGTTCTTTAGTTACTTTCATTTAGCTTCTCGTTGCTCCAGGAAAACCGCCGAAGGGCAGAATGCACCCTTGACCGCCGTAGGAATACCAACGGACTTCACACGCTTTTAAAGTCTTAGGACACGTATCTTCTTTTGCGTTGGTTGTAAGTTTGTTGTTCTTGTCGTAAAAGGCGCCTTGATAATTACAATTACCGTCTCTGTAACGCCACTGACAAGAGTTTTGAATAATTTGTCTTCTCGGAAGTTTCACGCCTTGAAGGTCATAGGCGCTAGCTAACTCCCACTCAATGAGATACCGAGTTTCAGTAGTCTTTTTATCAACAAACCAAATATCAGAAGGGAATTCTTGTGTTGGGTCTGCTGAATCGTTGCCATTAGGGAAGTTGTCTGCGTCGAGATACCGAGCAAAAGTTCTCTTTCTAACTAGCTTTGCGCCGATTAAGTCATCACATTCTCTAAGTAATGCTGAGAAAATGCCGTTGACGTTAGCAACTCTAAGTTTTGGTTTAGGGAGACTGCCCTGAGTGTTGATATCAAAGCCTTCAGTTTCAATAGGAAGAGCAATGTATTCTTTGCCCTTCCATTTTATGTTTGTGCTAAAGCCTGATGTACCGCAGTGAAATCTAAAAGGTTCTTCGTTTGCTTCGGCGTTCGGCAATGTAAGCTCGTACATCTCGATTAGAGCTGTCGGAGCTAATTTTTGTTGTTCTGTTTGAATCGTCATTCAAATACCTGTTCAAATTTTGCAGACACTTCAAAAACTCCGAAACTTGTTTGTTTGCCTATCCAAGAGCGACAAACAAAGTGAAGAATCTCTCCCTCTGGCGTTTTCCATTCAAAAGTTTCAGAGGCTCCCCGCTCTCTCAAAAACTTCTTGATTGCAGTGTGAGTTTCAAGGTTTGTGGTAAAAGTTACAGACCAATTTCGAGGAGTAGCGTTGATTAGATAACCAACACGAGCTTCGTAACCGTCACCAAATTTGGTGACGTTTACGAAAGGTTGCTCCTCACAAGTTGCCCCAAGATCGGGATTCCAAGTAAATTTCGGATATTCCATTTATGCTCCCGCAAGAAGTCCGCCAGGACGAGACTGTGCGACGATTTCTTGTCTAACAACCATCTTGATTCTGTTGGCAAGTTTTGCCATATCAGAAGAATCTTTGCCCGCTTGAGTTGCATCGGTGGATTGAGATTCTGAAGAGTTGTTGTTTGTGTTACTTACGTTAATAACGATACTTACATTATTTCCCCCAACTGATTCACCAGCTCCCGCACCTCTAAACGAAACGGGAATTGAGCGACCGTCAGGTAAAGGAACAAACGCTTCAGGCATTGAACCTTCGCCAAATACTGCTAATTGAGGAGATGTCGCAATACCGCCACGAGCATATTTGCGAAGATCTACTTCCCCATTAGAAGTGACAATTCCTCCGTTGGCTTTAAACGAAGTGGGTGCGTACCACCCCAAGTTGTTTGCATTTGCTACCTTAATTCCTACGCCGCCAGCACCACCCATAGAGACACCTGTTGCGCCCGCCGAGCCATTTGCAAATGCTGTAGCGGAACTACCAGCACTCCCTGCTATTCCTCCTCCAATGGCGCCAATAACAGTTCCGAGAACGCTTGTGACCGCATTAGCGGAACTATTGGCTGTTAAGGAGGTAATAAATTCAACAATGACATTGGCAGCCGAAGTAAAGGCATTCTTAAGCCATTCAATTGGGTTCCCGCAAAGTTCCATGAAGCCGTCCGCAAGAGAAGAAATTCCGCTCCCCATCCAAGAGAAAACTTCTTTCGTCGAACTCCACAAGGAACCAAAACCTTCAGAGAAAGAAGAAGTAAAACTTCCCCACCAAGATGTCATTGTTTCGTTGGAAGCAAGCTGATCTATTGAAGTATCTTCGCCAGCTAAAGCAGGGTTTTGGGCTTGAATTTGCTCGGAAGTCGGCGGGGTAACTATAGGCGGATTCTTCCCTCTTAACTGCTTTCCAAAAAGTAAACTATAGAAACCATTTCCAAGCATGTTGTAGGCTTGGACGCCAGCTTGATTTATGTTCGCATCCTGTTTCTGAGCTTCAACATCATCGCCCAAGAAACTAGCAATGCCTTTATTTACGGTTCCGCTAATGACAGACAATAACGGAGCAAATGTACCTTGAAGAATCTGTCTTCTAATAAGTCTCAGCAAGTTATACGCATAATCACGCCAAGAATCGAGATTGCCGTCAAGCATCTGTTCAGTCATGTCGACGAAACCGTTCATCATCTCAGACTGAAGATCGTTCAATGCTTTAGAAAGATCAGTCCATTGAACAACTAACTGCTGACCCGCCGTAGCGTTATCTCGAATCCACTTGAGATCAAGCTCAGACATCTTTTTATTGTGTTCTTGTTGAGCTTGTTCTATGGATTTATTGATTGCCTTAATTTCATCGGCATTTTTAAGAGTTGCTTTCTGTTTCTCTAAGTTAGCAATCTTAAAATTAAAATTATCGTTCTGTTGTTTTCTTTCGGCTTGATATTTTGTCCAACTTGCATTGGTCGAATTCATGCCGTAAGCCAATCTTTCAGCTTCGAGAGCTTTGATCTCTTTCATGTCCGAAGCTGTGCTGGACTTTAACTCAGCATGAGCGACAATCGCTTTCGCATGATTGGCATTCTCTTCCATCAACTTATAAACAGGAGAATTCTTGTCAAGCTGACTAAGAAGTTTGGCCGCTTCTCGATTCAAGGATGAAATAGCCGTCGGGAGTTTTTCAACACCACCATTCGCAACCAATTCAGAGGCGGCGTCTAAATCTTCCTCAGCTTTTGCTGTACTTTGAGCAAATTTAGAAGCCGCATTTTCGGCTAACTTAAATTGCTCTGCCAGATATTTCATCTGGGCAAGCTCTCTTAGCGTCTTCTTGGTAACAGGGTCTTTTGCATCCCAATTGACATTATCAGCAGTTAAGCCCTTCTTCTTATCAATAAGATAGGGAGAATCTTGCGGGTTCTTGTTGCTTAAAGAAAGACCGCCGTTAAGGAGTTTCTGCAAGACAAAAGCTCGGGCATAATCCATACCCTTCTTACCTTGTCCCGCAAGTAAAGACAGAGTATTTGCCTTACCTTCATCAATCTGCGCTTGCAGAGTGTTCAAGAACTTAACATTTTGAGGAACGTAATAAGTTGGAGGAGTCCCGCCCTTCTTATTATCCGCAAGCTGAGTATTTGGGGAACCCTTCCAAGCCTTTTTGCCGTTTTTGTCGGTTACAACATGACTATTTTCGCCCGCATAATAAAGTTTTGAGGCTTCATCTACAGCCGAACCACCTTTATTAGCGATTGTTTGTTGAATCACGCCATAAATCCAATTGCTCATGCCAATGTTATCGGCGGCTAGAGAAGTCAATCCCATCTTTCGGAATTGTTCGTTAGTCAAGCCTCTAAGCAAATTAGAGAACGCAAAAATGGCCTCTTTGCTATCTTTTATAACACTACACAAGTTTGTAAGAGAGTCATACTCTTCTGCTCTTGCATCGGCAATTTGCTTATCAACACGAGCTAATTCTTCTGCTTTTTTCTTCTTCTCTTCGTCTGTTTTAGCGTCGTGTTTTAATACCTGTTCACGGTACTTATAGAGATTGGCAAATTCAATGGGCTGATCGTTTCCTTGCGTATTGAAATACGTGGAATAAATCTTCCCATTTAAGATTCGATCTTCAGCCTCTTTAAACTTCTTCTCATAGTCTTTAAATAAGGCAGAAATTTGATCGCCTTTCTCGAACTCAGCAGTTCTTTCGTACTGTACGTATCCGTTTTTATCTTGTCTGAGGTGAGTTGTAAGAGGTTTGCCATAACCCTTGGCAATTTCATCTTTCAACAGACCTTCGGTTTGTTCGAGCTTAATCAAGGCGTTGATAAGCTCTTTAAGCATATCGTCACGATTGACAGACGACGTAATGTCAAAGTCGTTGCGAAGGAACCCTTTGTTTTGCAGTAAAGAAACCAACTCAGAAACCGTTTCGCCGTTGGCTCCAACAACTGCTGTTTGCGGGTCTTCAATATAACCGCTGGGAGATACCTGACCATTGACTATTTGGGTTCTGAGTTTTTCAGTAAACGCTTGTCCAGCAAATTCGCCAATAAGAAGTTTTATGTTTTCAATGTCATCGACAGCTTGATGCTGTTGTTGAACCTTCTTAGTGGTCTCTTTTTCTTTTTCCCAAAAGATACCATGAGCTTCCCACTTAGCTTTCAGCTCTGAAAGTTTTTCGTCGATGATGTCGCCAATACGCTTTGTTTCTCCATCAACCTTAACTTCAAGATCGGCAAACCAATGAGCGACGATTGAGCCTAAATCAAAAGCAAGCAAAGCTGTACCGACAGCAGGAATCATTCTCAAGAAAAGTCCGCCAATCTTAGTAACGATGCTTGAGACAGACGTATAAAGTCTGAACAAACGAGAATTTACTTTCTTACAAAATCCATCTAATTCTTCATAAGCGGTCGGAAGCTGGGTATTAAAACCAATTTTCCCGTTGAAATGCTGTTTTAATGTTTCGGTTCTTTCACGAGGGCTTTTTGGCCCAACGTTAGAAACCCAACCTGATGCCTCTTCCCATGCTTTTCTTTTTTCAGCAGTCTCAAGGGCTTTTAAAGCCATTCGGCTATTTGCAACACCGTTAAGACGCTCGAAAGCCATTGCAACCATACCAACAGCGGGAGCAAGTGCTACAGTAGCCGCCAGCATACCGTTTAAGGTTGTTAAAAGCGGATGACTTTCATTAAATTCAGCAATAGCTGTAATGAATTTGGAAACTGTTCTTGTGAGATCAGCGAAGTCCGCAACCAACGGCTTCATAGACTCGCCTAAACGAGTCATTGCCGTCGTGAATTCTTGAGACGCAACATTCCAGTTGCCCTTCTTATATTGTTCCAAGAAGAATTCGCCAGGACTAATTTGATTTTTTGCAGACTCAATGGTGTAACCCGAACGCTTTAAGAAGAACGGGTTCATGAAGGTTGCCATAGCCGTTGTGGTACGGTGCTGGAAGCCCATTTGAGCAATTAAAGAGGTAATTGCTTTCTGCTCATCTAAGACATTAACGTTCTTAAGTTTCTTATTCTTAAAATCAATCTGATCGTCTCGGTAAAAGGTACGAGCTTTCTTTTCGTCCCAATTTCCGTTTCTATCCATGTAGGTGCCTCGTAAAAACGCTTCACGCATGGCGCCCATCGTTTTAACGGGGTCGTCCCACATACCCTGTTTGTCGTCAAAACCAGCTTTTGCGATAGCCTTGTCCGCTCCGCCAAGGATTTCCATTGTTTGCTGGGCAATATTTTTCATATTGCTCATAGCTTGAACAAAGGTAATTCCTCCTGAAGTTGCGTTTCCGTCGACGTCAGTATCAAGCAGACGCTTTATGGAACCATCAGGATTGATGTTGAATAGCTCTGCCATCATCTTCTTGGCATTGATAGATGTCGGCTTACCAGAGGCAGTTAACTGCAACATCTTGATCAAGTTACCGACTGTGGAGATACCTGCTCCGGCTCCACCGCCACCACCGTGACCAGCTACTTTGATCTGTTCAGCAAAAGCAACGAGGTTCAGCAAACCCTCATCGGTCATCAAAGGAGCGCCTGGGCCAAGGTTTCTTAGAATCGTTTCAAAGTCTTTAACGGTAACTTTACCGCCCGTGACATTTTCAACCTGCCAAAGGGTTTTGAATGTCTTCAGCATGGCGCCAGGGTCCATGGTCTGCTGTCTAGCTTCGACCACGCCGAAGTAGTTCTTGATGACGTTAGCAATCGTATCGTCGGTATAGCCGAGAATCTTACTGCCCTGCGCATACTTGACTGCTTCGGGAAGAACCATCTTCAAGGCATTGGGGTCAAAGTGGCCCATAGATGTCATGCCCGCAAGAGTTGCATCAATGGCTTCGGCACGAGAAAGAAGAGGAGATGATTTTAGAATTCGATCGGCAATAGCATCAAATTGCAGACGATCTTTTTTATTTAAACCCCAAGTATCAACCTGAGACTCCATTTTTTGAAGTTTAGCAACACTTTCAAAAGCGCCACGAATCATACGGTCGCCGAGGAAAGCTCCGCCGCCAAACATCAAAACATCACTAAGACCACCTCTAATATCTCGTTGAAGATAATATTTTTGGCGTTCAAGGTTTCGAGCTTGTCTTTCTTGTAATTTGGATTGTTGCTCGAGAGTTCTGAGACGTTTTCGTTCCAGCTTATTAGTGTTTTCAATAGATCTTGTAATTTGATTTTGAAGATCAAGCTGTGCTTGTTTTGAATGAACTAACTTAGCGTTCTGATAAGCCTGATCTTGGGCTAACTCTTTAAGCTGAAAATCTGTAAATTTTCCACTTTCTTTGTTGTAAACAACTCCAAAACTCTTTACATTGGCTCTGGCTTGTCTATACAAGTCAGACTTTTGCATTTCATCAATATATCGAGTTTCACTTGCAAGTCTTGCCTTATTAGCATCTAATCTTCCAAGCAGTCTTTTGTATTCTTGTGTGTTTGCATATTTAGGCGTTGATGATTGAAGTTTGGCCAAGGCTTTTTCATCAACCGCTATTTGACCCAGCAACCGTTTTCGAGTATTTAACGCTTGATTTACTTGACCGAAAATTTCTAACTGTTGCTTTTGAAGACGCAACTGTTTTTCATACTCGGAATTAAAACCGTTCAATTTCGAGAACGTCTTAGCGTTTTTCCCCACAAACGAGCCAATACCTCCACTTAAAAGCTTGAGGTATTCCCGCATCTTGCCCATTGATTTAGCGTCAAGCAAGCGGTCAATCGCCCAGCCCGCACCTGCTTTTAAGTAAGGATCGGTTTTGCGCCCTTTCCCATTTTTGCCATAAGTCATGGCATAGATGCGGTTTTGTTGAGTGACAGTTAAGCCCTTGTCACGAATGTCTTGAATGCTATTTCCAATATCATCAACTGTGCGTTTGATTTGTTTAGCATCTTTGACAAAATGAGATGTCAGAGCGTCAATCGCTTCCTGCCCAACCTTCTGAACATTTTGCAATTCTTTCTGAAGTCGAGTGGTTTCTTGCTTAGACTTCTCAACTTCTTTTCGATATCTCTGCGCATCTAAATTTAAAGATACGGACAGTGAGCTGATAATATCTGACATCTTTCGCCTTATTTCTTATTCTTGTTGTTTTGTCTGCGAATCGTGTTTTTCAGTTCATTGAACTGAGAGCGATTTAGTCTTTCGCTCATTGGGTCAAATTTAACTTTCTGCGTCTCTCCAATTTGAAGCTCAAGGCTTTCACGCAACTTCTTAACCCCTTCTCCTCCTGCCATTCCCGTAGCTACAGCCACGTGCTGAACGCTGAGGGTTCTGACATCAAACGACGCTTGTATGCGGTCGATATTTGAACTTAACGTCCAAAAAAAACGAATCGGTACAGAAAGTAACTCTCTATAGCCGATTCCATAAAAATGCATAACCCGACAAAAGAAGTATCCAAAGTCGATACTTTCAATTGTCGGTGGTGTTACTTTCCCTCTGCTGTCGCCTCTTCAGTAGTCTCGGCAGATTCTTTTGCTTTTACCGCCCCCTCTAACTCTTCGTCAGGGATGTCGTTGCGGATAAACCGAACAATCGTACCGAGCTGTTCAATCGTTGCTCCCATCAACACTTCTTCTGGCAGATCAGGAATGAATTTGCTAATCAAAGTCGTCATAGCTTTGATCTGATCTTGAAGTGTTTCAACGTTTGCGTTTTGCTTTTCAAATTCTGCAATTTCCAAGAACAATTTAACGGTTGTTTCGGAAACTTTGTAAGTCTTGCCGTTCAGCGTAATAGAACGGTTTTCGAGGGGAGCAATGGTGTCAATGTTTAAGAGTTTTGTCATTGTTATCTGAAAAGGTAGGTTGTTAAAAAAATGTGCAGATTGCCCTTTTCTTTCTTCTTATCGCAACCTGCACAATAAAATTTAAGCAGTTGCAGTGATGTCGCCCATAGCGAAGAGTCTTCCTCTATCGTCTGTGTAACCTTTGAACTTCACTGGATAAATCTTTTCTTCATCATGCTTGTAGCTGAATTCGACAGAGCCTGAAGTTGCACACTTGTAAAGTACAAAATCGTCTTCTCTTTCCCAACTTTCGTTAGTTACAGGATGAAGAACGAGTTCTTGAGCAATGTCGATTAAAGAAGTTCCGATAGAAGTAGGAACCTCGATTCTGCGTTTGGTCGCATCTTCTTTATCGGTGACAAGATATGCGCCAGGCATGATGGAAATGGCATTTTCGAGCGTCGTTTCTGCAAGCGGAACCGTTACTTCAACTCTGCGGGAAGTAATAATATCGTTTACAGGAGCATCGCCGTACTGATCAACGTTTACTTCGTGAGTATCTGTAGTAATGGAAACGTCAACACCACCTTTGGTGTATCCGAGATCAACGCCACCGAAAGAAACTCGGCAAACGCCTAATTTGATGTTTTTTGTATCGTAAACGCCAGCCATTTATTGTTGTTCTTTTGTACTGACTAATAGTAAGTAATTAACTACTTATATTAGCATCTTTTTAAAATAAAATCAATTACTTTCTGCGTCGGATGAAATCTTTGATTCTCTTCTTTAGGGCTTGTTTGAGATTTCCGACAATGTTACCTTCGGCCATAGCCCAATCCCAAGCACGAGCCATGAACATACCGCCAGCTTCGACACCTGTATCTTCTTGTTTGGCAATTGTTCCCTTACCTTTAAACCACGGCGCCCCAACACTCGGAGGAAGGTTTTCGTTAACTTCAACAGCGTAATCTCCGACACGCATATTGTCGTCGGCCATCGCATTAGCATCGACACCAATCACGAAGGTATTGGATTCAAACTGACCTTTTTCGTTTCGAAGCTGTCCCTTACCGCCCTCTCTATTGAAAGACTCAACTTTTATAGCGCCCTCTAAGAAACCCTCCTCAAAAGGTGCCATTTTCTTAGCCATGTCTTTGACTCTTTGGGCTTCGTTATAAAGATGAACCTTACCAGCTTGGGGAACTCTTTGTTTGAGTTTTTCTAACTGCAAATACAAAGACCCCCATTCATCATTGTTCACCTCTTTCAAGGTGATCTTTTTGGGGGTCTTCGCCATAATTGTTAAGGTTAAGCGTTAGTTACGCCAGAAGTGTCGATGACGTAATAAGTCATAGCGCCTTCGTCTGCACCGCCCTTAGTCCACTGCAACTTGATAACAGAGTCAGCCATGCCGTTTTGAGTATGGTCAACATACATAGCAAAACCGCTTTCTGTATCTTTTACATTTTCTTCAAGCGGATTAACTGCGCCTAAAACGCCGTCAGCGCCCTTGGCATACTTAAAGCCGTCAACACCTGTCGGAGCAACAATTGCAAAGCCAACCCAATGGCCCATCTTACCCTGACCATTTTGGTGATTGACAACATCTGTTGCGCTGATGGAAACCTTGACCTGATTGCCGCCATTGCTCTTAGCGACTACCGAATAGCCAGTGCAGATAGCGTTATCTGCAACGGTATTAGAGGCGTCGTGCAGAATACCTGTATAAACGCCCGTCACGGGAGTGTCGTAAGTGGCGGCAGAATCAAAATTTCCTTTGTCTCCCTCATCGGGTTTGGGGGCTTCTCCACTTGCCATAGCGGTAACGTCACCTAAAGCAAAGAGCTTGCCGTCTTCATCAGGATAACCCTTGAAGGTGCAGGAGAAGACTCTTTCTTCATCAACGTTATAGGAGTAATCCATCTGACCCGGAGTGGCAGAGCGGAAGAGAATGAAATCGTCTTCACGATTATCTTCAGCGTTTGCAATCGGATGCAAACGAAGTCTCTGAGCAAAGTCCAGTAAGGACAGACCGCAACCAGTCGGGACTTCAACATAACGCTTCGTTGTGTCTTCCGCGTCTGTAAGAAGTTTTGCGCCAGGCATAATCTTTACGGCATTCTCAAGAGTTGTTTCGGCTAAAGGAACAGTCACTTCAGCGGTACGAGCAGTGATGTACTCGTTAATTGGAGTATTGCCGAGCTGGTCAACGGTAACTTCATGTGTTTCTGTTGCAATAGAAACGTCGACACCGCCCTTGGTATAGCCAAGGTCTTCTTCTTTGTCACCGAAATAAACACGGCATACGCCAAGTTTTACATTTTTTGTATTACTTGCCATTTTTCTTTCTTGTTTTTGTTGTTGAAATTGAAGGTGGTTCTACCTTTTCAGGCGGAAGTTCGTCATAGATAATTCGCATATTTACTGAGAACTCACGCAAATTACCGTTTGACAAAGGGAAAATCATTGGAGTGGTGATCGGTCTGCAAATGCGAACGTTCATACTGCCAACAACCTCCGACTGCTCTATGTAAAGCGCATCAGTAGCCTTTTGAAGCATCTCTTGTCCAATGCCGTGATTCGCCGCTCTTGCGATCAATCGAAAAGTCGCTTTCATAAATCCTGGAAGCTCATAGTCGATTGTGTCGCCAGAAATTGATGAACGAAGTACGATTCCCGTCGAACTTTCTGAGGGTAAGGTGTCAACGAAAATATCTTTTGCGCATTTTCCGCAACCCTTCTCTTCAAGTCGCTTTGCTAATGCCAAAAAATCAATCATTCGTCGCTCGCTTCGTTCCAAATTTTGCACGTAGCTTCTGTATGATCGTGATCTCCTCGGATACTAAATCTCGGATGAAGACCAATGATCTTTAATCTCAGACCTCTGAATTCAATCAGGTCATCGATTTCAGCCTGTGTATTCTTTTCTAAAATCAGCCAATAATCGGCTGTAATCTCTTGTGCGTTGCCTCGTGAGGCCGAAGAGTCCGCACGTACTGAAGACTTTGTGGAGTTCTTCTTAGACTTCAAAATGGCGCAGTTTTCGTTGATTCTTCGATCAACGTGCTTTTGTCCGTAGATATCCATAGCGCTCATTTTTACGATGACGCACCGTTGATTAGGGACAAAAAGCGTCATTTCCCTGCTCCAGAAATCCAGTTATTTGAACCGACGTGGAAGAACTTCTTTCTGCGCTCGTTGTTTCGATCTGCTAAGTCGTTACGCTTAATCGCTTCAGTATTAAACGCAAGCATTATCGGGTCTTCAAACGTAACGCCGAATTCAGTTGCATCGGGGTTTTCTTCGACGATCATGTCGATAAACGTTTGGTAAGCGAAGTCTCTGTGATCAACATAGAAAGCCTTACAAGCATCCAGTTTTGAACCGTTAGCGCTTCTAATCGTCCATCTGATCTCTGTTGATTTCTGCTGTGCAAGAAGTCCGAAACCGCCATGAGCTTCAAAGAGGTGATAAACCTCAAGACTTCCGAACTTGATAGCGCTTAAGAAGGTTGCTTTATTTGCTTCAAAGAACCTATTCTCACGCACATACAGAGCTTCTAAGAACTTTGCATTCTCGAAGGGATACAACATGTCACCTTCGCTCAACAGATCAATAGCGATCTGTTTATGTCGTTCAAATTCGATTTCCGCTTTCTTAATGACGCTCGGTGTTATCGGCATATTAGAACCACGAATGCCGAAGATGATTGCTTCTAACGCTTTCAAAAACTGTTCGTAGATGTTCGTCTGTCTTTGGGCGTAGAGGTCTGCGTCTTTAGGAAAATAGACACCAAGAATTTTAGTCATTAACTTCTACCAATCTTTTTACCGCTTGCTAAATATCTGGACAGATAACTCATAGCTTTAGAAGAAACAGCCATTTGAGCGGGAATAATGCTTGAGAACATCTGCTTAACTTCACCGATGGTTTCAAGAATCAAGCCCTGTCTGCGTCTTTCTGCAATAGAGTCAACTTCCAATACATCATTGGCTTCTGCAAGCTGTGCCTGCATCAAAGCGGTTCTAAATTTTGTCGGAAGAGCTTCAAAGTCTTCTACAGACAAGTCTTCCAGCTTCACTGAGCCGCCATAAACTCCAAAAATCTCTCCGACTTGAACGCATCTTGGCTTACCAGCGGCTTGAACAACATAATCTTGTTTTGTCATATCAAGCTGAACCTGACCGAAGTCAAAAGCTAATCTGCAAATTCTCTGTTTCGCTTCGAGTAATGCAGAGATTCTTTGAGACTGAGACATGGATTCCCAGTTGTTAAGTTTCGGCATATCCATAGCCATCTTTTGGGCTTGACGATATGTCATAAAAGAATTGACGCCGACTTGCAGAGGGTCGGATACAGTCAATCCATAAGCATATTCAAGAGAAAATACCGCACCTGTTTTAGTCTTTGCTTTCAAGCAAATAATGCGAATGTCTCTGGAAGAATCTTCATTCAAAGTATTGACATCTTCAGAAGTCAAAACGGTGACTTCCGAGATAGTCTCTTGTTCGGTCGGCCCTTCCGAAGGTTCTTCGGGTACGGGTTCTTCAGAAGGTTCTTCGCTTAAAGCCTCTTCAGAAACTTCAGGCTCTTCAGGCTCGGCAGGAGTTTCAGTTATTTCAGGATAGTCTTCGCCGTCTGGCACATAGACCATAGACTTAACTAATTCTTTGCTTTCTGAATCAATGACTCGATAAACGACAGACACAACGTTGGCAATCGGATTACCAGCATCGTCGTTTAACGCGATAGTTGATTCAACGGCATTTCCTGAAATATAAACGTTCATTCTTCTTTGCCTGCAATGGCGTAAATCTTCTCAATCAGTTTGCGAATTGATGTGTCTCTAATTCCGAGAGGTGTTGCAACGTCTCTTAAGCCGTTAATACCCTTTTCGTCTGCAATCTTTTCTAATTCTTCTCGGGTATAACGAATGATGATTTCAGGAACTTCCTCAGCAGGAGGCAAGACCTCGACAATCGTCTTACTTACGGCATTTTTCGGCTTTTCGTCGTGATGAATAAACTCGGGCTGATCGGAGTCATTGCCTGCTACAACCTCTGTTTTTACATAGACATCACGAGTGACACGGCCAATCGGGGCGGAAATCTGAGTATTGTCAACGATTCTCGAAACTTCAGAGCCGTCTTCCCAAACGCAAGCCATAACGACCGAAATACGAATTGCTTCGTTGTGCTTCACATCACGGTCAGAAAGCCCATTCGTGAAATGAATTGTTTGCAGATAACCCGTGTAATTGCTCAGGCCATCCTGTTTAATCTTAAGTTTCATGGAGATTATTCAAATAAGGGCGGGAAGTTTCCCGCCCGTGTCTTGATTAACTCAAAAGTGAGTTAAGGCTTAGTTACCGCCGCCTGTACCGCCCTGATTTCCACCAGTGCCGCCAGTAGTGGGTTTCTCACCAATCTGAACATTCTTCAGACAAGCAAGAGACTTGGTGGATTTGAGAGCAAGACCGCAGTACCACTTCAAGCGAGTACGAATAGCGTCTTTGTTCTGAACAGTGCCGATGTTTTCGACAACTATACCAGCAGTATCGCCACCAAACAGACCATGCAGACCGTCAAGTTCATTTGCACGAAGAGCATAAATCGGGCAAGTGCCGTCAGTCGCCATCGGAATGAATTCATTCATTAGAATCGGCATTCCCTGATGAACCAGTACGGGATGACCAAAAGCAGGAAGCATCTGCATAACAGCGTCAGTGCCAGAGGTAGCACGAAGAATCTGACGGTATGCACGAATCGTCGGACGGTTCATAACAAGAACGTCTGCGCCGTTTGGGATTTTATCGAGCAGTTCGTCAAGCATTGCAAAATTCAATGCTGAGGCTTTTCCGTCAATGGTCTGATCGGAAGTAACCAGTCTTGCGACACCATCAAACTGTTTAGCGTTGGTTGTGGAGTTACCGTTAATCAAAACGTTAGAGAATTCACGACCCATACCCTTAGCTTTCTGAGCAATCTGAATTGCAAGTTGATTGTTGTGGTCAGACATAGTAGCCTGAAGGAATTTATCCACATCAACGTCGCCAATCAGAATACGAAGTTTGGCAACGACTTCAGTGAAGGTGGAAGCGGATTCCGTAACCGTGTCGTTCGGGTCAAGCCAAGAAGCTCCCGCCAAGGTATTTTCACGGTTGTAAACGTAGGCCTTGGAGTTTACTTTTGTAAACGGGAGAATGGAGAAGAGATCGTCACGATCAATAATTTCTGTAATGATGCCAGAGATCAGTGTGTTGTTAGAAAGTCTCTCGGCTTCTGCGCGAAGTAAAGGCATTTTTTATTATTTTCCTTAAAGACTTTTTGTCTTCGTGCCTAGGTCGCTTTAGGATTTGCGAGACAATGAAAGTTTGTTGTTGTTTTTATGCTTTCAGATTGTCTAACTCTTTGAAATTGATCGACAATCTTTGTCTGAGTAGAGCCAAGAGACCGAATGGCTCTTGGCGTATTTTTGCATCACTATACCACAAATTTGACATTTTGTCAAGTGGTATTTAAAATAGAAAGTTTTTACTTTAAAGTTGCGAGGCCCTTAGCAATCTGTTCAATTGCAGACAAACCTTTCGTGTTTTCCTGAACAGATTTTGCTTTGGAAGAAGAACCAGCCCCGCTCTTAATTTTGGATTTCAGCAAGAAGTCAGCGTCAGGGTCAGAGGTAATGATCTTTTCCATTGCAGAATCAAACGGAAGATTATTTCCGTACTGATCAACAAACGGAGCACGATCTTTCTGACCACGAGGTTTGTTGTATCCGACAACCTGCCCATCAACCAAGTCAAAATAATCGTTGTAAATGACGCGAGCTTTGTTGGGCGTCAGGGTTAGCTGATCATTGATGTACTGGGAATTAGCGAATTTTGCACCGATAGTCAGCTCAATAATGCGTTTTTCGCTTTCAACATTCTTAGCTTTTTCAGCTTCGAGCTGTTTCTGAATATCGCTCATTGCTTTGACGTGATCTTCGCTCATTTGTTTTTTGAGCTTTTCCCATTCGCCTTTTGCTTCAAGCTCTTTCTTCTGCTTGTCTTCTTCTGCTTTTAACATGGCAGTAAGTTTTTCAATACCGCCGAGGTTTTCAACTTCTTCGAGTTTCTTTTTAAATTCGGCAATCTGAGCTTGAGCAGTCTTGAGCTCTTCTTTTTTCTTCATGATGTCCTTGAGCAGTTTGTGATCTGCTTCAGACATCCCATGTTCATCGGGCTTCTTCGGAGTTTCGTCGGTCTTAGACCCTTCTGTAGTCTGATCGACTTGTTTGTTTTCACCTTCTTCAGCTTTCTGATTTTCAGAAGAAGTACCGTCACTGCCAGCAAAAATTTTGAATTTGGTTGTCATCGTTTTCCTTGTC